TTCGGTTGAGGGGCGGGTGCTTTGGGTTCAGGAGCCTTCTGGTTGTACATGTGGAGATTTGGATAAATCTCACGAACGAAACGCATGCGGTCTTCTCCGCTACCGTCCCAGTCAAGTTTGACATTCGGGTTGTTCTTGGCCCAGTCGCGATATGCACCTTCGTATCCCTCGGTAACCTTGTGGCGATTAGCCATGAGGTTCCTATGGGCAATTTCATTGCGGATATCCATGGACTGTTGAAGACCGGTGCGCATCTCGCGAGCGGTTCCGCGTTTATTGTCCGCACCCCTGCGAGTAACGTCTTTAACGTTAATCGGGTGAGACATGCTGCGGTGAATACCTGATTTATTATCCTGATCAAGCGTACCGTTATAATTTAAAAAATTTGGTCGGGATATCGTGGGGTGTTCAAGGCCCAGGGCTTCATCCAGCTTATTTCGAGGAATGCGGGGGTCCGGTATTTGAGAGATCCCGTTGACCACATCAGGCTGATTCATGTTGGATAAGTAATTACGAGCACGCATCCAATCAGACATGTTCTGGTCCATTAGCGGATTGCCAGCAGGAGCTCCAGCAGGAGCTCCAGCTCCGCCTGTTCCGGGACGGAATGTAGCATTTCCAGCAGGCATGGGTCCTCTACCGCCCCAAGGGCCACCCGGTTGATCACGGTCATTAACGCCGTTACCGTCGTCATCTCTAAATATAGCACGCTTAGCCCCCTCATTAGTAGTCTCACCATTCTGAGGGTCGACAACCTTGGCATTAGACTCGCCGTCTGGGTTGTCGAGATCGGGGGATGGTCGGTCAGCAACTCCGGACAAGGCGCTTTGACCTGTGGCGCTCAAGCCTAGGGCCCGGCCAGCTTTACTCTTCCATGTTGATTTCTCCGGACCTTTACCAAGCCCCATCCAATCCAACACCTTACCACCGGCACCTTTAGCACCACCTAAGGATCGTCCACCAAGCCCGACACCGCCTTTAATTCCTTTCGCCGCACCCCCGAGCACGGGGATTGAAAAGACACCGTCCATAACATTGTCCATGCCAGTTTCCGCTTCAACCCCGTCAGCGTTACCTAAGAGGCCGTCGTCAATCTGATCATAAATGTGACTGCCAAAGCGAGGTAGAGATCCTAAGAAGGTGTCGGCGACACCTTTGGTACCTGCCGTAAGAACACTGTCGTCCGCCTCAGGTTTGGTCCAGGGATCAACAAAAGCTTTGTTCCACCGCTCTCCGGAGGTCAGACCAACCCCGTTCTCCTCATCCTGCTGTGCTTGCTGGGATTGGAGCATCTCAAGAAACTCAGCCTGCTCATCCGGCGTCATGCCGGCAAAGATTCGATTTGTTCGGTCTAGATCAAGGTCTTCGCCCAGTAAGTGTCGGTATTCTTGAGGGATCATGTCTATATTATTACTACATTTGTGTTACGGAACCAACCGCTTGTGACGCCTCTTGATACTACCTAGGGGTTGTCTAAGAAACCCGTCCGGACACATAAGACCCGGATTTTTGCGAAGCATTCGATTAGTAATCTTAGTCTTCTTCGGGAGCTTGTAAGAAGAGGCTAAGTCGAGGTTGTATAAAGCAATAGCAGCAGCCAGGACATGGTCATCGTGGTGGCCGGGAGCGGCTTCGGGTTTGCCCTTGTCATTAACCACAAAAACCTTCATCTCATGCAAAACATCAAGGTCGGGAATGTCGTAATTGCCATCCATTAACTCGGATGCCATGTGATCTATTACCGTCTTTCTTGTTATCTTGTCAGTAGACCATCCGAAGCTCTTTTCGACCATTCCGTTAGAATCGTTGACCTTTCTCCGACGATATACGCTCAAGCCCATCTCGAGGAGGTATTTGAGCAAGGCCAATCCACTATTATTCACCTCGGGAACAATAAACGCGCCACCATAATAACGGGCAGCTCCTTCCAATTCCTGAGCAAGTACGCCAATATCCAGACGGGAGTGGTGAATAGCAACCAAGCGGGGGACGTGCCAAACACCATGCCAGTCCTCGTAGGCGGCTCGCCAGACTTGAATACTGTGATAATCAGGGTCAGCGGCCAATCCTTGCTGTTGTTGGTCTTCTCCGGTGCAAGTATCCGCAGAAATCAAATATTTGGAGTCATGCTCGGGTTCGTCATATACACGCCAATTACCCTGCGGATCGGCACGAAAAGAGCCTTTATTGCCCTCCTGAACAGACATAACACCAACTTGGTAGTTCTGGGTCTTTGCATCTTTGACCATGTCATTCAAGCAGTCCATGTGAAAACGCGGACGAGAGGACATGAGGAAACATTCCTCCGGATCAGATGGGTATTCCTGCCTGAACTTACTTACATCACCATTGCACTTGTCCTGAAGGACTCTTCTCCTCCAATGCATGTTTTCCCAACTGACATCAAAGCGTTCCATTTCGGATTTCTCGTCGTCAGTCAAAGAATCCTTGAAATCCTTAAGCTGAGCTTCTGATTTGAAAGGAACCTCAGAGTCATCAAATTCAAACCATGCAGCGAAGATCTTAGCCCATTCGTTGTCCTGTACCCAGGTTCTGTAAAACCAACCGGCAGGACCGTTAGGTGTAGAGTCAGCAACAACTAAAGAAACATTGTCCCCGTCGTATAAGGACTGAAGATATCCAAGTGCAGGGTCACGCTCACCTCCCATGGGCCAGAAGGCGACCTCGGTCATGTTACCTACTTGGATAGTTCCGCTTCGACCCGCATTTTTGGATCCCGCGGTTTCTTTTCCATACACGCTTTTTGTTCGAAGTCGGATCGCATCCGCTAGGCTGCCTCCATCTTCCAGGTTTTGTCCAGTTTCGTCCCACGGAAAAATATCGTTTTCTGCGTACCGACGGTATATCTCGAAAACCTTGTCCGATGTCCCCGCGATATCCCCCATCAGACTCCCGCTCAGGTTCTCGTGTTTCCTCATGTGGTGGTACGTCAGCGCTTGCGCACATGTCGACGCTCCCTTCTGACGGGGTTTCAATATGATCATCTTGCATGGCAGTCCTTCAACTTGGCATTTTCTGTAGTGAGCGAACATTCGCTTCTGTAAAGTGTTCGGCCTGGGCTTGATGTCCTTGCCTCGCTTATCCTTAATTACCCCGAATGTGGAAAACCACACCTCGGGGTCTATTCTAATGAGATCCGCTAACTGCTGGTCTTGGTCGGTCATCTTTTAGAAGTTTTCTAACTCTGTTCATCTGCCGAGCACGTTTGAGCCGTTTAAGGATCATCTCGTCAGTATTAATATTCTTGATCGTCTTCAAGTCCCACATTGTCCCCCTCCTCATTTTCTCCGATGTTAAATTCCGCATCAAATTCAACGGAAGATTCAGCAAATTTATCGATGACATCCATAGCAGCTTCGGCCATCTCAACCTCATCAAGGTCGGACTCTTCCCACCAGCGTACAAACACTGCCGATATTTCGCGTTTAAACATCTCCTTGGCTGCTCGTTGACTTGTCATGCGTAACCTTCGACTTTCGGGTTTTGACCTGTGAACATACCGGGTTGTTGCTTCGGATCAACCTGTGCGGTTGACATCAGGAACTTGATAAGCTCGGCTTTGTTCTCCTCTAGATACTTACGGCCCTTCTCCGTTCGAATGAAATTTTGAAGCCCGTTATCCTTGGAATACTTATCCTTGTAGAGGCGTTCTAAAATATTACCGGCGTCTTTCTCGTTGAAAGAGTCTTTTCGATCGTGCTTTTCTCCAGCCCACCTGCTTCGAATATACGTATGCGCCTCGTTTGTTAGTTTAGCACCCAGCTCACCATTGCGGGCGGCATACGGCATAATAGAGTTTGGCTCACCGAAGTAACCTTTCTTGTCCCGATAGGAGAACCCGCTGGGAGGTTGGGCACCGTGCGTATTCTCCTCAACAAGACCATGCCACGGGCTCATCCCTCTCTTTATCTGACCTTTTAACAAATGAGGTCCGTCTCGGGCGTCGGGCGGATTCCTAGCGTCAACCCCGCGAGGGTACATATCTGAGACCGAATACTTTCTGCCGTCCCCATCTCGCATGGCGTCAACCCAGGAAATTCCCATAGTGGCCCTATTCGCATTGTCCTTTTGGTGGGCGGTTGAACTCAAATACACCGGGTTTTTACGATTCATAACCCAATCGTCCTGAAGACGAGGAGCTAGAGCTACAG